ACTCTTCATATGCACGTTGCACATCTTTCAGATCAGCCTCATCGCCACCAAAGTCGGGGTGATGTAGTTTTAGGGCTTCTCTATATGCTGCCTTAACTTCCAGGGCATTCGCACCCCTGTCAACACCAAGAACATCCCACCATTCCCGGTGAGTTCGTCCCGCTGGCATCTCAAAACTAGCAGGCAGTGCTGCAAAACCAGTAAACGCGCGATCAACCATCTCCTCTGTGCCCCATCGTTCCATGCCACGGATAGCGCCAAGGCTCAATCCAATTGCGCGCAAGTTATCATTCACCTGGTAGTATTTATCACAAGCAATTGCAATCTCTTGTCCCTTACGGGTGAAGTAAAGTACAACGCCTGTATCTTCAATTTGTTGATTTACATATGGCATACCATCAGCTTTCAACCTCGAGTTGCTATTGATAACGTAATTAGTAACACTCATCATGCTGAGTTCTTTTAATAGGTCACGTTTAATTTTTTCGGGGCCTACCTTGAATTGACCATATTTCTTATCACGATATGCGGTGCGACCTCGCCCCATTGGCCACTGTAGCGGAAATGCTTCAGCCATGTCATTCACCCTTCACATTCACAATTTGGTGGAACGTATGCACAATTTTTACGAGGTCAGAGGCATCATCCATAACAATATCAATATCTTTGTAGGCACTCGGAATCTCATCAAGGAAGGCTTCAGATCGACGATACTCAATTCCCTTCATCTCTTTGTCCATATCTTCCATTGTAAAGTGTCGCGTGGCAGCTTTACGCGCCCATACACGGCCTGCGCCGTGAGGACTTGAATCAAAGGCCGCTTTGTTACCAAGGCCTTCCACAACGTAGCTGGCCGTACCCATTGATCCAGGAATCAAACCAGGTTGACCGGCATCAGCTTGGATTGCACCCTTACGGCTAAGCCATAAGTCACGACCCATGTGATGTTCCTTTTGTGTGAAGTTGTGGTGGCAGTTAATGCGTCCGGATTCTTCAATCTTTTTACCCATAAAATGTTCAAAGTCATGGACGACTCGATCCATCATCTCCTCACGGTTAAGAAGAGCAAAGTGTTGTGCCCAGTTTAAATCACGGATATAGAGATCAAACTCGGGTGTACCCTCGACCAAATAGGCAAGGTCATTATCTGGAAGGGTAATATAATACCGTTCCATCTGATTCATCGCAACTTTAATATGGTGCATCGCAATTGAGTTACCAATTCCACGACTACCTGAGTGCAGAAACAGCCAAACACGATCCTCTTCATCAACTGTTACCTCAACAAAGTGATTACCTGATCCAAGAGTACCAAGGTGGTGAGTCCAGTTTGTTTTTGTCAGTTGATTATAGAAGGGTAGGCGATCACCGGCCATTTCTGACAACTCGACAATACGCGCCGCAGCTGAGTCACTAATATTATGATTATATGATCCGGCAGATAGTGGGATAGATCGTTCAATTGAGTGACGAAGTACGCCCAAGTCTTTGCCTTCAATGTCACTTTTAACAAACTGGGTTCGCACTGCAATCATGCCGCAACCAATATCAACACCGACAGCTGCAGGCATAATAGCCCCAACTGTAGGGATGACTGATCCAACTGTTGCACCCTTACCGAGGTGAGCATCTGGCATTAAGGCCAGGTGTGGTTGAACAAACGGCATCGAAGCAGTGAGTTCTGCTTGTGCCTGTGTATTATCTTCAATAATAGAAGCCCAGTTTAGTAATTTTTTACTAATTTTTTTCATCATTATGCCTCTGCGAACATATTAGTTTGATATTTACCTTTTTTGCCTAGCTTACCCTTTAACACAAGCTCAACAGCATCGCCAACGGGGCTAGTCTCAAGTTGGTGTTCACCGGTTTCGATGCGGTAGCCAACAATTAAATCACTCAGTGTTTCGTTTAATGACTTTAATTTATCTTTCAACTGACCGAGTTCTTCAAGGTCATTATTATATGCCCCGTCATTCGCGAGCTGCTGATCGAGGATAGTCTTCAGGCGTGCAGCCTCACCTTTTGCTGACTCGAGATCTAGCCATGCCTGACGCTCTTGTACGCGGTCAGCGATCATCTCCTTGCGAGTCTTAATGGCTAGCTTTGTTGAGTCGATAGCATAGGTCTGGGTCAAGATAGTGTTTGCTTGTTCTAATCGGTCTGACATTATTTTTGATCTTTCTTCGCGGTAAATCCGGCTTCGGTATTTTCTTTATTATGGATGTATTCGATCATGATCTTGGCGAGCACGCGTATCTCACCAGATTCAGCGATTTGCTTGAGAATATCAAGCTTATCAATAGCAGTTTGTGCAACATCACTCATGATTGACTCTTTTCTTCGAGGTAGACGATAACCCATCGGTCGATTGTCTTACGGTTTACTTTAAATTTTTTGGCAATGGATAGCTTTGAATCTTTTCGAAGGGCTTCTCTAAACGACTCATAATCGTTATCGCCATGCTGTGCAGCTGTTTCATCGAGGTACTTTTTAAGCCCGATACCCTTGATTGACGGTGGTGTATACTGTGGCATTATCGAACCTTTTTCTCTTCACTTATACGGACGCCTGGAATCGAAAAGAATGTATCTTTAGGTGCTGCTTTGATTGCAGCGCGAATCTTTGTCATATCAGGTGTGCAATATTCACGAGGAACAATGGAATCATTATATATTTCGTAGTTCATTGTCGTAACGATATTACTTTTTGGCGCGGCCTTTGCATTTTTGGCTGCTTCTTTTTCAAGTTTAAAGGCTTCCTTCTCGGCTTCTTGCAATTCTTTTTGGCGAATCATTTCAGCTTTGTCACGTTCGATCTGTAGCTTGTCTTCTTCGATCTGACGTTTTGCAGCTTCGTGTTCTCGGCGCTCTGCAGCAAGGCGGGCTTCCTCTTCAGACTGTTTGGCACGTTCAGCATCAAGTTTATTTTGCTCTTCAGCCTGGCGTTGACATTCAGCTTCGGCCCGGGCCTCTTCAATGATTTGATTCTTGCGATCAGATATTTTACCGATAGTTGTCATAAAAGCGACTTTAACAAGAGGATTACTTTGGTCTGATTCTGGTAATGTCGAGTAGTGTTCTTTTAGATCAGCACCCCGAATGTCAGCATCTTCGACGGTTTCAATTAGGTTTAGATATCCACCTGTTTCGATGTCTTCAATGATTAGATTAACTCGAGTAATTTCTTCCTGCCGTTTACGTTCAACATCTTCCGAGTAGGTCAAGATCTTCTCACTTAGGTTTGTTTTACCCTCATCGAGCGGAAGCAAAACCTCTTTTTCCTTAGCGATTAATTGCTTGATGACATTATTGAGGGGCTGGGTCAGATCAAGGCGCTTGGTCTGTACCAGCTTTTTGTGGGCGTTGATTTGTTTAACTTTTTCGTTAGCAATTTTTAGGCTGTCATTATCTATGACAATAATACCTTGTGCATCAGAATACAATAGATCTGATGCCCTTTGCAGTTCTGATATTGCTGCGACCTGCTTCTGTTCAAACTTCTCTAATTCCATAAACTTCTCCCTTATACTCATTTAAAAATTTAATATCGGCTTCAACTGAATCCATGAATAGTGACACTTCAATCAGTATTTTCTTACAATAATCCTCATCTTTATAGATACGGATGATCACCAGCTGCGCATTAAGCGGAAAGTCTGGATCGAATGACACAAAGTCACACCATTCGCTACCGGTCATCTGAATGTGATTCTGTACCTGTGCCTTGTATTCATTCGGCAACTTATGACTCTTTAGGATGATGAGGTGGTTGGCGCTATTCTTTGCCTTAATCTCAACGCAGCCTGGTTGATCAATAACGATCAAATCTGGCGAGTCGCCAAGGGCCATCCATTTATGAACGAAGATGCCACACTTTCGGACTTGATTACCTGTTTCAAGGCTATACATCGTCGCGGCGAGATCCTCAGTGTCATGACCCCAGTCTGTATATTTATTACCCTTGAATCGCTCTGGTGTTGTCCCGGTCATGATTTCAAGGACTTTTTGTGCATGATAGTTCCTATACCCAGCCTTACCCTCATCCATCAGTACATTATTTAATTCGCTTGATGTAACGAGGGGTCGGCGTATATCGAACCATTCATCGGTGTTTTGTTCGACAATTACTTCTTCGGCAATGGCGATCATGATTATTCCTCAGTAGGTGTTTCGGTAGCTGCGGTTTTCTTTGCAGCGGCAAGTTCAGCAACCCGGTCATTGACTAGGCTTGTTGCGGCCTTGCGGTCTTTAATCGGTAGTGCGGATAGAATACCCATCAACTCACTTCGATTAGTTGCTGCAGCAATTTCACTCTTTGTCTTCTGTGATACCTCAGCAACGACGTCGCCTTCAATGATATTGCCCGATCGGTCAAGCTTCAATTTACCGGCCTCGGCAAGGCTATCAAGCTGCACAGCACGTTGTAGGACATCATCAGTGCTTGATGGGAGTAATTGAGTTAGACGCTTTAGGACAGTTTTAATTGCCTGGCGTTCTGGCCACTGCTTCCATGGTGAATCAGTGCTTGATGACTTAACGGTGCTCTGGATCTTATCAAGCTCTTTACGAGTCATGACGGCAAATTGAACCTCGCCATTTGTCAGCTTAGCTGTGGCGTAGGCATGGGTGACTTTACTATAGTCGGTACGATCGACATCGAAGTCAGGTATGTGCTTGATTGATCGTTCGCTACCAAATTGCACATCAAAGTCATCACCGGCAAAAACAAGTTCGGCACTGATTGTTAGTACTTCACCTGATCGACGAGCAAGTTTGATAAGTCCTTTATAACCGATCTGAAATTGCACACTGTTTCCGTAAGGGATCAGGTAGGCAAGTTGTTGTGGTGTATTTGGCATGAGGTCGAGTGATGCCGATGCGAGGTATGCAGTTAGGAATGAATCTGGGTTAGCTTCAATGGCCTTCTTGAGAGCCTGATTGCCCTGCGAGATAAGTGCAGCATTTGTTGCGAACTCTGCCGCACGATCGTTGCCAAGCATATTAGAGACGTATTTGATAACATCCGACTGGACTTGCTCAAGCTTCATCATGCCAGTTTGTGGTGGGGCTGCCTTTACGTCTGTGCGGGCCGCGACAGTAGAATCATGGGTGATTGCTGGTTTATTGTTTTGTTCTGACATGTTACTCCTTCGATTAATTCAGTCAGTACATGGTGCTAGTAGTGAACCTGGCCTTAGTCGGATTTAGACTCGAAAGTCCTTAGCTGCCGCAGATTACTCTTTTAGCTGCCCTTCCACTACTAGCTTCGGTAATGAAGTTAGCGCAACACCTGACCCCCTAAAGTTGCACTGGGGGTATCCATTACCTTGACTATATAAATCGGTTTGACTCTTTCAGCAATTAACTCATTGCGATTACTTATATAGCCATGTTGAACATATAGGCGGTTACGTAGTGAGATTCGAACTCACTTAGTGACATGTGTCTATTACCGAAATTATCTCCGCAACACATCTCGAGCTGCTGCCTATATGTCCATGTACTGACTGAATTTTTAATGTTCTTATTATGCTTTGATAAATTGTCGCCAGGTCACAAATTGATCGACTTCAATCTTTTTGCTTCTGGTATGGATCTTAGTGATAAAAATTGTCGTGCTCTCTTTTGGTATCACGATGATACTTAATAGATTTCTTAACGACAAGTCGCTATGCCCCCGGGGGGATTTTTTCATGATTTTCTTTGACCCTTTCATGTGTTTGAGTTGTAGCTTCATTATATGTCCCAGGACAACGATGTGCAAGTATATTCTTTTCCACAGGACTAACAGCTATAATAAGCAGCAACATGGCAACTCTGACACTTAAACAAAAAATATGGTACAAGCGAAAACAATTCTGGCGCAATGCCCGCATACTATTTCCGTCGCCTGCGGAAGTTCATTTCGTGCGGCTCATGGGCGGAAAGGCGCTGACGTTTGATGGCATCAAATATCCAAACAAAAATAGATTTCCATTGACCATCATTTATCGACGCGGCAAGTTTTTGGCTGGTAACTACATGCAGCGCGAAGTTAGGATCGGTGGTTTCTATGCCGATTTTACGTTCGTCGATTCCTACTCAAAAAAGCTGATCGAAATTGACGGCGAAGAATGGCATATCGACCAAGTGCGCGAACGTGAACGGGATGCATATTTAAATGATCGTGGGTGGTTTGTATTTCACATTAATGCGGCAGACCTGTATCGACAGCCAGGCAAAGTGCAGCAACGGGTAGTGCAATTTCTCGCAAAGTAGGTTGCGGAGTGATTGAAAAAGTTGCATGACACGGTGAATACATTTTTTATCAAAAAAATATGTGTTCAGACAGATTTTTCTAAAAGGTTTGAACACAATCTGACTGCGAATAACTTCGTTTAACGAAATGCTTGCACTACTGTTAACTATGTAATAAGCTATGAACAGTGAACGACACAAAGCCATTCACCAAAAATCAACACACCACAACAAACATCCTCCACATAGCCCGCAAACTTCGCAGTTGCGGGCTATTTTAATAGTCTTTAAGGGGGTGTGTTGATCTGTACAACACTATATTTATATACTATCTGTGATATATTTGACACTCTCGCAAATATATTTTATCACTCCCCTATTTGTCGTGGATCACCCTCTCATTAGGGGTCAGGCAGATACTAGGCGAAACACACGCAAGTGGGGGAGTCGTGTGGGGTGTGATATATTCATGGTAGTAAATAGCTAACAAGGAACTTATCAATTATGGAATCAAAATCAATCGACGATCTCAAATCAAACCCGCAGAATCCACGGACACTTTCGCGTGATCAAGCGGCTGCACTGAAAGCCAGCATGAACGAGTTTGGTGATTTATCATCAATCGTCTTCAATACAAATACCGGGCAGCTAGTCGGCGGGCACCAACGCATCGCTACAATGAAGTCTATGAATGTCGCAAGCAACGTCCAAATCACGCAGGTATTTAATCCAGCAACTGAAGACGGAACGACAGCAATTGGCTACGTTGTTTTTGCCGGAAAGCAATTCCCATACCGCCAAGTAAATTGGGATCTTGACCGTGAAATGGCGGCTAACATTGCGTCTAATAAAATTGGCGGCGAGTTCGACAATCAACTTCTAGCTGAAGCTTTATACAACCTCAAAGAACAAGATGAGGGTCTTTTGCAGCTCACTGGTTTCGACGAAGATGAAATCAACAAGCTTCTAAAATCAGTTTCTGGTGATGATGTTCCCGGCGAAGATTTGGAAGAAAAAGAGCCGCGCCTTTCGTTCAAAATTACAGCCGAACAGAAGGACTTTATTGAACGGACTATTGCGCACGTCAAAGCCGATCACGCGATTTCAGGCAAAGACGAGGAAATGATTAATGGCAAGGTGCTTATTATGTTTATGGAAAGTTATTTAAGTATTCATCCACTGCAGGACGATGTATTCACCCCACCAGAAATTCCTACACTATAGGCTTGCGCTAACGTCAAGCTGACAGATATACTATATATACAGTCCCCCTGTGACTACGAATTGATTATGATTGTTTTGACCCTTTCAATGATCTTTCCACAGGGGGATGTTTATTATAGACAAAATACATACTTCCGCTATAATAGACGGCAGTGATCTACCTGATCACCACTGAGAGTTTTATGTGAGCCTTCAACGATATCTGCGAAAATTGTTGAGGGCTTTTTCTTTCCCAAAAAGATTATGATAAAAACTATAGACATTATGATAATTAGGGAGTACTATAAGGACATCAGCAAATATGAAAGGGTCAAAACTTCATGGACAAATTGAACACAATTACAAAGTTCTTCATTAAAGATGCAGCAGATAACAACTATAGTGCACACGAGATTGAAGTATCTATTCGTCTTCAATACCCATCACATATCTCAGATCTTATCATTGCAAACATTAATTTCATGATCGGGGCATAATTGTGACTACTACATATAAAGTTGTCAACGTAAATACAGGCAAGGTTATCAAAAACAATTTAGATTTCTACGCCGGCCGATACCTAATGGGCGATCGTGATGATGTCACTATGATGGAGAGCGACGCCAACATTACTGAGCGCCTTGAACGCCGCCAAAAACTTATCAAATTACAAGAAGCAGAGGAGCTATAATCATGGCAACCAATAAAGAAAAGCTACTTCGCCTTATTGTTGTTGACCAAGAGCTACATGCTGTTAGAGCACTATACAGCGACTTTAAGACAGTTCATGCCGCAAAGCTAACACTACGCCAAGAACTTCGCCAGCTTATAAATGAACTTCGTGAAGAATATGAACAACTGACTGATGAGCTAGGAGGAAAGGCATAATCATGAAAACAAAAACAACTGCACCAAAACCACGACTCTTCGTCGTCAAAGCAAAAAAGGCCGGCATGGTCGTCAAGCAAGTATTAACAAGTCAGGATCAGGCCGAACGCTGGAAGGCGCTGGTTAAGAAGAATGGATATGAGGTGATTGCATGATGAAAGAATTAAAGTTCCGACAATTCCTTGATGGTGAGTTTTGGTACTGGGGATATGGGGTTATACCTGGAGATAATACATTCGTCCACCCAATAGATCACCGTAAGCCAAGTGAGCAATATATTGGAGTCAAAGACAAAAACGGCATCAAGATTTATGCGGGCGACATTCTCAAATACGTTTCTCCTACTCCTGAACTTGGTGATACAGACGAAACATATCAAGTCGAGTGGATTGGTCACGGATTTACAGCTAAATGGTTACAGGCCAAGAAAGGATGGAATCAATATCCTGAAAATTGTCTTTTGGATACGGAAGAAGATATGGAAATTATTGGAAACATCCACGAGTCACCAGAGCTACTCAAATGAGCAAGAAGCCAACCTGGTACGATGAAAATCTTAAAAAGCTGGAAAAGCTTTGCAAAGAGCTTCACATGGAATGGGCCTTTGTTGATCGAAGCCAGTACCAGGTAAGAGTATTAGGCGCAACACACGTATTTGATATATGGCCGAGCCGCATGGTATATCACAGAGTCAGCGGCGAAGTAATCAGTGCAGAAGAAAAATACCACCATTTACTTGATCAAGAATTTAATAAACAGCAGGTTAAGAAGCTGCTAGAAACGGGAAAATTATGAAACACAACAATGAACGACGTATGAGCAAACGATGGATGGCGATATCAATTGCCGCACTCATTATTATTCCATTAACTGTCTGGTCAGTATTAAGCCATGATGACTATAACCATACTATGGTTCGCCAAGGTTGCCACGTTGTAAATACATTTGATAATGGTACCCGTGTCTGGGAATGTCCTCGAGACATACGATAATGCTAGCTTCTAACAATAGGGGATGGCGTCACATTCAGTTTTATACAACAGATGATCAAGATGATGTCATCACTCACTTGTCTAAGCTGCATAATGTCCGCGATATAACAGTATCAGTCCCACCGAGCTATACTCCGGCAAAAAAGAAAATGTCAGATATGAAACAGTTAGCCATCATATACAGCATTGCACTTACTGCAATGGCAATTGTATTCATCTACATTGTTGCAACGACAGGTGGCAGATAATGATTTCACTTCAACGACTCGAAAAGATGAGCCACCAATTAGACATGATTGCAGATGACGCAGAGTCAGACGCTAAACAATTAGACGGTGAACCATTCAATGGTAAAACAATGGCTGAAAATTTTGGCCAAGTTTATGCCTCAATCAATGCACTCGCTAAAGATATAAAAGAATTAATCGACGATCAGATCGAGGAAGTAATATCATGACTAAAATACTAGATTACCAGGTAAAAACAAAAGCCGACCTCAAGAAGTTTTTAACTCAGGAGATCAAGCATCTTCCGCAGGCACAAGCTGAGCCAACTGTTGCTAGGCGAGTCGTGAAGTATACTGTCGATCAAATGAAGACAGAGGCAGAAGTCGAGTCATTTATGCGCGGCTACATGTGTAAACCAAAAATAGTTGAAAAGTTAGGTAAATAATCATGGTAAAGATTACCGTATTTATAGATGACTCCTCAACCATAACCCCAGAGCCATACCAGGGGGCACCACACTGGGCTTGTGGAAAAGTAAACTGTGACTGTGATGATCAGACAGATCAGGCAATGGACGAAGACAGTCGACGGGCTGAGGAGGATTGTGAGTGAGTATTTTAAATAGAGAGCCACAGCTAAGTGGGCGAATCATTAGAGCATGGGAGCATCAGAGTTGGGGTAATAGCATTCAATGGTCAGACTATAGTCGTATGCGCCTAGTCGGTTGGCTTTCAGCAAAACCGATGGAGGGTGATGAGATTCAAATTGAAATGATGAATCCAACTAGTGGGGTTGTAAAATCTCGATATATCGTGACTAAGGTCGAACTATGTGGTGACCCAAGAGACATGTTTTTCGCAACAGTTAAGCATTTCGGATATGTTGGACTTCCACTCATCAACAAAAAAATTAAAGAGGCAAAATAATGGCAAATAATCGACTTATCGCTTTATGTAACGTCTGCCAGCCAGATGATGAGGGGTGGAACTTTGGGGATAGGGGGGTAATGGGTATGGCGAAGTGGTATCCATCTGGTGGATCTTATTATAACTTTCCCCCTACTAAAACGATTGAGAACTTTTTCATAGAACACTCACACCCAGAACTTCCAAGTGAAGCATATACAGTTGGTGCAGGACAAGATAATCCCATCAGATTTGTTTACGAGAGCGTATCATTACCAATAATTAGCACAGATAAGTAGGAAAATAATGGATCAGGAATTTAAATCAATCAGCATAAGAGTCGTGAACGATGTCGAACTAATGGCAATCGCTGCGCAGCTTGCTGATGACCGAGGAACAAAGAAGATGCCATCACGCGATGATGTGATCAGCATGCTTATTAAAATATACAAAGAAGGTAAGACTTCATAATGGCTGGAACAAGCACCGCAGCGAAAAAAGTAGCTGCGAAGAATATAGAAAAAGATCCTGATTACTACAGAAAAATGGGAGGTAAAGGCGGACGGGGGAGTCGCGGCTATGCTTTCGCTCACGGCAAGCTTGATCCAAAACTGACAGGCATAAAAGGTGGTCGACCAAAGAAACAGGTCGAGGCGGTATAATGCTAACCCTACTTTTAAATATAGCAATGATAGCTTTTAATGCAGTGCTTTATATCACAAATGTGATTCTAGGAAATACAATGCTTGCGATTGTTAATGCTATTGCCATCGGACTCGGTTTTATTGGAATAGTTATATCAATCTATGTCATCCGAATCGAGCATCGTAGTAACGGCCAATAGTATATAATAGCAAGCAGAGTTTTAATTTCTTAAATAGGGGTCTATATGTCATATAAATCAGTTACCGGAACAAACCAAGATGCACAAGAGAACGCCGGATGGTGTTTATCTGAACAGCAAAAAGTCTTTGGTGTTCCAACTACCAATAATGGTACACCCGTACCAAACGCAACCGCAGCATGGAACATGGCTAAGTTCCGTCACGAATCACGTGACCTACCAGATGTTCCAGTACCAGTATTCTTCTCATGGATCAACCGTATTATCGGAGATAAACACTACGGAGAAAATCAAGGCCACATCGTTGGTTGGATTCCAGGACGCGGCTTTATTAGTTCACCAGGATCTGGATTTGGAAATAAATGGTTTGGTAGCATTGTTGAAATTGAAAACTACTTCCGTTGTACTTTCGTTGGTTGGACACAGGACTTAAACGGCAAAATGCTTGCTGAATATGTTCCTGACGCCGCACCAGCTGAAGTTGCTGCCCCAGTTACTACTGGTCAGGGCGGTGATTATCACCTAAGCGTGAATGTTCCTGGCTTCGTTAATGCCAGCGATGCTGCAGCGCACCAGAATAGTAACTCAACAGCAAATGCTGGTGACTACAAGATCTTTAATGAAGCCAATGGTATGGTCAACGTCACGAGTGATGTCAAACAACCTGGCTACTGGATCAACCCAAGCGATAACGTCGCTCCTGCAGCGCCTCAGCCCGCCCCAGCGCCTGCTGCACCAGCCTTCAGTGTTGGTGATACAGTTGCGCCGAACAGCATAGACACAACAAGCTACGAGGGCGTTGCAATCCATGCCTGGGACGCAAGCTATACGATCACCGAGTTAATCAATGACCGTGCTGTCTTGAACGCCCGTGACGCTGTCTGGTCATCAATAAATGTTGCAAATATTCATAAAGTTTAAGGTATAATCTTAGATAGTCCTCGCGGACGATTATGGCAAAATACTTCTTCGATGAAACACCCTAGTATATCTGGGGTGTTTTTGGTGTATAATGACCGTAACGCTTATGATTTCAGCGTCGCACCTGTCCTACTCTACTATTGATTTAGCTCCCGCTCAATCATAACAACCTTAAAGGCCTCGTATAAAGCGGGGCCTTTGCCCTATCTATGCTATAGTGTATGTATGGTTTTAATCCAACAGAATCAACCGAATACAACTGACGTCTACGGCAGCGGTCTTTGATTTTCTAGTAAGATAACCAACCAAAAGATCTAAGGCCGTAAGGTCTATTTTTAATATCAGGGTGTAGTGAAGTGGTATCACGCACGTTTTGGGAACGTGAGATCGAAGGTTTAAATCCTTTCGCCTTGACCATATTTCAATGTAGTTCAATGGTAGAACAGCCGGCTGTTAACCGGTAGACGAAGGTTCGAGTCCTTCCGTTGGAGCCATATACGCTTGTAGACAAACTGGCAAAGTCACCAGATTTTGGATCTGGAATTTGAGGGTTCGAAGCCTTCCGAGCGTGCCATGATATTATTAATTTATGAGTAAATCCCGCGATACACGCAAAGAGAAGAAAAAGCCTAAAAAGATTGTATAATTAAAAGGCTTTCATAGCATAAAATAGACCCTCCTGATTAAGCCCAGCGGGTCTATTTTGTTGACTTCTTTTTACTAATGGCAAGAAAGTACACGATTTCGTGTACTTTAAAACTCTCGAATCAATATATTTGTTTTGGTAGGGACATTGATGTCCCAAGCAAATTTAGTCGATGGGCTAAATTATTGGATATATATAAGTTTTTGTTAATAACTGTATATATACAAAAATATATAAAAGTTTGTGTATCAGTAGCGATACATTGATTAACTTTCGTAACAGAAAGAGCTTATTTTGTTACATCATAAATGTCTAAATGTTACATGTTGAATCTAATTTTAGACATTATCAACAGAGGTGATATGTTACACTTTTGTAATTAGTAGTCTACAGTATATTAATTGTTATACGGGTTTAGACCTTTTTGCGTTAGTCCGCAAAAAGTATTGTAATATCATATAAAAGTGTCTTAATGTATTGACTTATTATCAAGCATATGCTATTATATATACATAACTAAGGAAACAAACAGCATGGAAAACTTCAAAATTACTCGCGACGGAAAATATGATCACATGGCTAATATTGCCATGAAGATCCGAAACAAATTACCTATCATTGAACAGTCAATCAACAACTTTTTTGAACATCATTAACATACCGACATTATTGTTGGCGTGTTGGGACTTCGCTGAGAAAATCCTCAACGAAGATAACGATCACCAGTCCCATACCAAAGAGTCCGATCCAAAATGGATTTGTGCCAAACCATCCAAGGTAGCCGGCTGAAATAAGAAAAACGAAGATCATGAATAATATTTTCTGTAAACGTGTCATGGTGTACTCCTTCAAATGTTATGTATCTATCATAATGCTTTTCCACTATTTATCCCCATTGTCTATATCGGCAGTGGGGTTTTGTCTGTGATATTGTTTACAAACTGAGACAGACTGGTGTACTATAGACGCAATAGGTTCGTTGTCGCCAACTAGCCTAAAACTAAATAAAATTATGTCGGTGGCTAGACAACCGTTACTCTGTTTGCTATTATATTAATAGCGACAACGAGTATACTCAATAGCCCCCGGCTCATAGGGGGTTATTTTAATGGTAGTCATTCCGGAACTTCGGTGGAAGTTTACAAATATGACCCGAACACTTGCGTTCAAGGTTTTTAAGCAAGAGACATTAATTAAGCAAAACTATTCATGTTTTTACTGTCATGTATCGTTCGACTTCTTATATGGAAAATATTCCTGTGAAGTTGATCACTTAACACCACTATCTCGTGGAGGAAAAAATGAATATAGCAATTTTGTACTAGCCTGCCAACATTGCAATCAAGTAAAGGGAAGTCAGTTATTCAGCGAGTTTGTTTATGGCAACTAGTCGCATCATTAGCACTGGCTTCTGGAAAGATTCCTATATTATTGAACTTGATGCCTGCGAAAAACTTCTGTTCATATATTTCTTGACAAATTCGAGAACAACGCTAGCTGGAATTTATGAAATAAGTCTCCGCGAGGTTGAATTTGATACGGGAATAGACGCAATATTAATAGCAAAAGCACTCATTAAATTTCAAAATGCCAATAAAATGTTCTATGAAAACAACTGGCTAATTTTAAGTAATTTCATAAAACATCAACGATTGAATCCAAGTATTATACGCGGAATTGAAAAAGCAGTTGACGAATTACCTACATGGTTGCAGCAAAAAATTAACGTAAAAAAGTCCGAAGGCAATCAATTATCAATTTTTATGTCTGGCGCGAGCTTAAATAATAGTTTTCCACAGGAGGACGAAATTAACAGAGGTAATATACAGACTATAGACAGTCTGTCCACAGTCACCCCCCAATATAATCTAATTAAAACTAATTTAAATAAATTAAATCTAAAGAAACCAACACAATCGCAAACTCAGGAATCAAAAGAATTTGATCCAGCCGCTCAAACGCCAGCGCAAAAAAAGGCATATGCCATTGCCATGGAAAAAGAGCGTGAATCAAAACAACATGCCGAAGCCGCAAAGCTACGACCGAAATCAACTTTGAAGAATCCGGTCAGCAACGAAACCATAACGGAAAGAGTTTGGAGAAAATAACATGAACCCACAGAAATCACGAATCACGATCAAAGCAAATGCAAAATCAGAAAATGGTCAAGATGAATCAATCAATATCGACCTTCTGTTCTTGCCAACAGACGCCATGAAAATCGCCACATACGCCCTGCAACTTTTTTCTTACCGCAAAGATCACCCACTTCCAGTTCCTAGCCAGAAGCGAGCAAAAAACGGACGATTTGGAACGAACGACGATGACATGCTAGCCAAAGATTTGGAAAACATCAAATGAACGACTTTGAAACTTTAGTAACGTACCTGGCTGGCTTTGGCATAGGCTCAGCCGCTTCAGGAAGCCCTGAGACGTTCGTTAAAGAATTACGTGACAAACTTACCGTCTTTAAAAAACAATCGCGTCAGAAGGCCTTACAAGACGTCTATGCAACGGCCAATAATTACGCAATCAGCGACACGAAAAATCCAGATGGTTTGATTTTAGATCGACATTATCAGGCAGCTTTTAATTATCATTTTGAACGCGAAGGATTAGTTGGATGAGTGCCCTATTGAATGATGAAGAGCTAAAGCAACGACTCTATGACCTATTCGGACAAAACTTTCTTGACGGCGATAAACCCGAAGAGTGGAAGGCGACGACAATGAATGCCTCAGAGGTAAAAGAGTATATTGACGAGTTTGTGTTGCCTCTTATCCAAGACCAAAAGAAAGCCCACGCCGATATGGTTATAGGAAAGAAAATCAAACTACTCAGCCCTAAATCTTTTGAGATTACTGAACACAGCTATGACCACATAGCGCAAAATGAGTTAATTGATGAGCAAAGGAGTCGTAATGTCTAATACTACTAGCAAGGATGATGGCCTAGATTCTATTTTAGATAATCACGCAGAACTGTATGCAAGAACGACAATGCAATTCATCACTGGCGAAATTACGGAGGAAGAGCGTGACAAAGAATGGCATCACTCTGACTTAAAAACCAAGCATCTGATAGAGCGATACGGCATACAAGAGCGGATAGATGTAACCCAGAACCTTCGCTATGCGATCATGCGTGGAGAATATGGCCACGATGAAGTTACTATTTGCCAAGGCCTAGAAGATGAAGTTTTGAGGCTTACCGAACAACTTAACACCCTTAATGGGAAAGAGGAAGTATGAGTAACCTACCAGATAATACGAGTGAAGAAATACTAGATAATGCCCTTAACGGAATGCATCTATCTGAAATGCGCTTAGAACGTCTACAAAAGGCTATTCAAGCTATCAACTCCCTCATAACACAGAGGGAGAAGAGTCGTGAAAAAAGTTGTTCGTATTGAGATCCACATGACAATTCATGATCCTGATGATCAGGAAAATGCGTATAAAAAGGTTAGTGCAGAGCAAGCATCCGGTACACCCGATGGCCTGCTTCCAGAAGATTTGCAAAGTATCTCAGATCAGATGGTTGATGCCATTCTACTTGAGGAAGGATTTATTGAAGTAACGCGGAGGGAAACAAAATGAAAAGTGAAGTTATAAAACCATTCTTGATATATTTTGCATATGTGAAATTAATTGATGACCATGGTGATTTCTATTATCCAAAAGATTTTGATGATGGGGAGTTTGAATGGAAAAATATATTCTGGCGATTTTATGTTCGTTGGGAAGATTCAATCGGGAAGTATTCGAAATGAGACGGATTGAACACTATGTAGTCGTGGAATCTAAAGAAGTCCAGGAGCTTGTTGATAATGGCTGGCAGCCTTATGGAGGACCATTGAATGATGAGCACCATATTTACCAGGCAATGGTGATGTATGAAGCAGAGCAAACACCTGAAGAGATTGCAAATCAGGTACCGGGAGGATTACGAGTATGATCAGCACCCAAGTTGAACAAATAATTGTTCAACTCAAAGAAAAGCCCAATGGTATATATCGAAATAAATCCATGAGCCAAGCGCATGAGTTGTTTGCAAGCCTTACGATGATGGAGTTGGAAATATATCCGAATGATAATTCGAAGAAGCTTGCAGGTGATTACGATGGCTCAAAAGAGATTGAACAGCAGAATAAAATGGGTGCCCCAGATTTCAAAATTGCAGCCGAAAGAGATACGGGTTGTATCTGCCCACCCGGATCAGTTCGCTTTAATTGCCCTGTACATCAGGTGATTTAAGCGTTATTATTTTTAGATATGGAAGCTATACAAAGTTCGACAAATGATAAATCCGTAACTTTGGTAACTTCGGCTATTATTAATGACCCACGGTATGCTGTACTCGTAGACTTTAAAGCCCTTGGTGGATTGATTACAGACGAAGAGGGAGGCATGCAAAAACAGTCAATGCAATGGCTCGCCGACCTCTTGAGTGTTGATCGTCAGACGCTCTATAATTGGATGAAAATTCCTAACTTTTGGAACTTAGTAAACGAACGTCGCCGGGAGATTTCACCAAAAGGAAGACTTGCCGCAGTGCACAATACCTGGTATCTCAAAGCAGTTAAAGGTGAGTTCCAATTCCTACAATTATGGCTCGCTAACTTTGATCCTAACTTCCGCATGCCAACTCAAGAAGTGAAAGTTGAAGCAGGAAACTCATGGGCCGCACTGATTGATAAACGGAAGAATGACATTATTGAATTACCAGACGTACCTGAAGCTGAAGTGATTGTTGATGCAACCGAACAACAAAATTAGTTCTGAGGATTTCGATAAACTCTACCGGTTTTATTATAAAAACCCTGAGTGTTTTGTGACTGATATTATCAACTCAAAGCCATGGGAAAAACAGGTTGAGATTATCCAGTCGACCTTTAAATATAAGGTAACAGCTGTGAAGACCTGCAACGCAATCGGAAAAAGCTATATTGCTGCACGTATCGTTATTACCTACCTTATGCTTCACCCTAATTCTATTGTCGTAACAACCGCCCCAACATGGCGTCAGGTGACAGATGTCCTATGGCGTGAGATCGGCACAGCAATAAAACAGGCAGAGATGCATGGCTTTAAGCTCACTGATAATCAGGTTAATCAGGCAGGGCTTAATATTGGGACTGATTGGTTTGCTGTTGGCCTATCAACATCAAAGCCTGAGAACTTCTTTGGCTATCACGCTGATCATATTTTAGTTGTTGTCGACGAGGCTGGTGGTGTCGATGAGGCTATATACCGCGGTGTTGCCGCTATTACCCCAAATGCTAATGCGCACGTGCTACTGATTGGGAACCCAACAAGCCCAAGCGGAACATTCTATGATTACTTTACAAAGCCTGAACTAGGCGCTAACTGCATTACTGTCTCGGCTTTTGACACACCAAACTTTACGAGTACCGGCATCCGTACCATTGAAGACTTAATTGCAAAGTTCTCCCCACCAGCAGGCACATCGCAGGCTGACTGGACGAACCAAGTAAACCAAGAGCTAGAAGCAATGATGGATCAGACCTATGCGGGACTCATTGCCCCATCAGTTGTTTATGGTCGCTATCATGAATGGGGTACTGACTCAGCTGCCTGGCAATCGCTTATCATGGGTGAGTTCCCAGATCAAGCTGAACAGTCACTGATCCCGGCAAACCTAGTCCGTATGGCAATGAAGATGTATGATATTGATCCAGAATCCCACATGAGCTATGAAGAAGTCTATGGCTGGCAAATTCCTGATGGATTCTTGCACTATGGACAGGATATGGCCCGATTCGGTAATGACCTAAACGTCAATACGCCGTCACATGGTGGCTATACTGAAAAGCAGATTGTTTGGAATAAGAAGGGTGATGCGAAGCAAGACCTTGTGGAGTCTGCAATGACGATCCTTCGCGTTATTGATCCGCTTGACACTAACGTACAAGTAAACATTGATGATACAGGTAATGGTGGTGGTACGACTGATCGTTTGCGCGAGGCATCACGTGACTCACTATCTGGTGGTAATCCAGCTCACCAATATACGCTTCGTCCTTACGTCATGTCTTCAAAAGAGATGATGAGTGAGAAGGATAAGCGGCAATTTGCTGATATTACATCAAAGGTTTACTGGAATCTACGTCAATGGTTTTATCAAAAGGCGATTGCGCTTTACTTTGATCAGCAACTTTATGATGAGCTAGTATCTCGCCGGTGGGGGCTTGATAAGCAGGGCCGCATTAAGGTCGAGTCAAAGGATGAATATAAGAAGCGTACCGGCGGTAAGTCACCAGACAAATCTGACTCCCTAACACTATCGTATGCGAACAAAAAACCAGATGGTGGCATCAATGTGCAGCGCGAGCCAGAACGAAACCGCAAGCGCGATGAGTTTGATGATTTCCCTGACATCATTGAGATTGCACCAGTAACTGGTGGACTATCGAATCGTTATTGATTATACTTACGGTAAATATGGCTGAAAACAAAGCAAAACTTCCAAAGGACGCCTCAAAAGAACTAGGGTATAGCGGTACTCTGATCTTTGGCGGTATGATTACCGGTGAAGAATATAACAACGACCTGACTGGTATCAGGGCTAATCGCATCTATGAGACTATGCGCCGATCTGATTCAACTGTTCGTCAAGCCTTACAGATCGTGAAGCTTCCCCTACTCTCAACAAAGTGGAATGTTGCACCTGCTAAAACTTTCGATGACAAAATTGAAGAGGTTGCTGAGGAAAAACAGAAGTTCATTTATGATCAGCTATTTAACGGCAAGGTAAACTTTAAGAACTTTATTAAGTCATCACTTGGCTGTTTTGACTTTGGATTCTCAGTATTTGAGAAGGTTCTTGAGGCCCAACAGTATGAAGGTCAATGGATGATTGGTCTTGCAAAGCTTGCTCACCGCAAACAGCGCTCAATCTTCCAATGGGAAACAGAGGATGGTGAACCCGGTATCTACCAGATGACTGGCACACAAAACGCATCAATCCCAATGGATAAACTACTTGTTTTTAGCTATGACCGCGAAGGGGAGAACTATGAGGGTACATCGCTACTTCGTTATATCTATAAAGATTGGGATATTAAGGATAAACTAGTCCTTATTAATGCCATGAGCCTTGAAAAGCATGGCATGGGAACACCTGTAATTACCGAGAAGGAAGGCTTAACTGCAACCCCAATTGACCGTCAAAATGCAATCGCGGCACTGAGCAACATGCGTGCGAATAACAAAGCTTATTTGGAACTTCCACAAACCCTCGGCGTTGAGATGCTTGATATGAAATCAGGCACAGTCAAAGAGATCCTCCCATCAATTAACTACCACGATGGCCGTATCATGACTGGTGTTCTTGCTCGCTTTATGGAAATTGGTGGCGCATCAGGTACTGGATCACAGGGCCTTGCAACTGACCTCTCAAGCATCTTTATGAAAGCTGAAGAGGCAATGGCTGATGAAATTGTTTCGATCGTTAATGATCTTATTAAAGAACTCTGTGACCTCAATTACTCAGATATGTCAGAGGGCTACCCAACATTAACCTACGGCGCTATTGCTGATGATGACAACGCAGCTCTTGCGACATCTATTGCTGCACTTGTTACATCCGGTGCCATGAAGCCTGATATTGATCTTGATAATAACCTTCGTGAACGCTTCCGAGTCCCAATGATGAGCGAAGAAGTGCGTGAACACTATTACGATGCGCTTGGTGATACGGTGGCTGAAGAAGCTTCCGATGATCTGCCACCTAAAAAGACACCGCCAAAAGATGCACCTATTGCTAAGGCAGCAGAAGACGCTGCTGGTCTTAAAAATGAAGATGACGTCCAGGCAGCTATTAACGAGATGAGAAGCAACCGGAATCGACTCATTGCTTCACTAAGCCAGGGGTAATATGATTGAATCCTTAAAAGGGATCGTTGAAGATGAGGTCGAAAAGACTGATCGCTTAATCATCGCAGCTGAAAAATGGAGCAAAAGCTATTCAAAAGATCCTAATTCACACGCCCAATTGATTAAGAATGAAGCACGCATGACCCGCATACTGCGTAAATACTTTCGCGATAAGGCTGAAATTATTGATTCATTTGTCAGTTGGCCTGCTTATTTTGGTCAGATAACCGCCGACTTTGACGTTAAGGCCATTGTATCTGGTGACTTTTTTGACGGATTTGACTCTGACTTCATTGCTATTGCCTTCGATACAGTAGCTCTATCCATCGCTACAGGCGCACAGGCAGGCGAAGCTATCTATAAACGACCACTCGGTATCCGTTCTAGTGATGCCATCATACAAGACCTTACAACAGAGCGTCTGGCCTTTCTTGCTGGTAAGAAAATAGATAAAGACGGTAAAATTATTGACAATCCAAAGGCTGAGTATAAATTATCTGATAAGACACGGGCCGATGTTGCTAAGTCAATTCAAACATCTATTTCACTAGGTGAAGATAAACGGGCTGCTATTAGTCGCCTTAGGACAGTAATTGATAATCCCGCAAGGGCTGAACTCATTGCCCAAACAGAGACAGTCAATGCCTATGGTCAAGGGATGCTTCAGTTTGGAAGTGAGTCAAACGCAACCGGCAAAGAGTGGGAAGATGTTGCAGCGACAGATGAGTGTAGAGATAATGCAGATCAAGGTATCATCGGAATTAACGATGATTTTATAAGCGGTGATGCCGCGCCAGCAGCTCATAGCGGCTGTCGCTGCAATCTTCGTATTGTCTATGCCAATGAATTTAACCCAGATGGATCATAATCATGATTGACAAGCATAATCATTTAAAGGATTATTAAGACTATGAACCCAACCCTTGTAAAAGCTGAGCGTAATGTTGCCCGACGAATGAACCAGATCATTGCTGATTCAAACAACTCAATCCCTACCCGTATTGAAGTTTTACGGGCTGGAAGCTGGCCAGCCGACTCATCAAAAGGTCTTCTAGCAATTACCGTTGCAGACCTAGATGAAATGAAACATAACTTTGATGCTGGTGTCGCCCAGCCGTCTGCCGGCTTTGGTCTTCCAATTGACTTCGGTCATGCAGACTACCAAGAAGCAGCAGGCTGGATGAAGACGCTTACAGTTGAAGGTGATGTGCTCTATGCAGATGTCGAATGGACAGCAAAGGGCCTTGAAGCACTTCAGGGCGGTATGTACAAGATGTTTAGCCCTTCATTCTATCCATCGTGTCTTGGCACGTGGTATGATTATGAAGATCCAAGCATAAGCGCACGCAATGTCCTTAGTGGAGGTGGATTGACAAACATTCCATTCTTCAAAGGGCTTACTCCGATCACTGCTTCGCGGCATGATCAGGGTGAGAGCAAGAACGTCATTTATGTCAGTGCAGATATTAACAAAGGAGAAGAAAACCACATGGATGTCACAACTATCCTAGAAAAAGACCCAACAACTGTATCAACAGAAGAAAAAGCCTTTTTGTCAGAGAATCGTAATAAACTAACCGGTGATCAGATTGAAGCCTTTGGCCTCACTGAAGTACCAGCCCCAGTTGCTCCTGTAGTTCCTGCCGCTGACGCTCCTGCTACACCTGCACCAGCAACACCAGTTGTTATCACTGATCAAGATGCGCAGGCTATTCAAGCTAGCATTAAATCAGGCGCAACTGTACTTGTTGAAGCTGCAACCTTCAACTCAATGAAGTCACAGATTGAGGCAACTGCCGCAACTGTTAAACGCTATGAGCGTGAAAAGATTGAAGCAAGCGTTAATGAAGCTATCAAGCGGGGTGCTGTAAAATCAGACCAACTAAAAGACTGGGCTGATAAGATCGAAGCTGATCGTAGCATCGAAGCGCTTCTTACAACTCTTCCATCAAACCTTGTCCTTGCCTCTGAACTAGGAAGCGACAAAGGTGCTAGTGAAACAAGCGCAACTGACCAACTTGAAGTAAAGATTCAAGCTGCAATCAAAGCATCAATTGAAGCAGGTAAACCACTGGCATATGGCCAAGCACTGACTCAGGTCATTGCTAGCAACACCGACCTTGCTGTCGAACGTAATAAAGAATTTAAGGGCTAGGGAGTCATACAATGCACTACGTAGAAGAGAGTCACAAAACATATACACCAACAGCTAACATTGCTGCCGGTACTATCGTTAAGAGTGTTGTTAAGGGTCAGATCGTCGCTGCAGCTGCTGCAACTGACATCCTAATTGGTACTATTAACGCGAGCGCAAAGTCTGGCTTCGACATTGATGTCCGACTTCGCAGCGCCTCTGGTACACTAGCAGTATTGCTTGGTGGTACTGTCGCCGTAAACGATGCAGTTACTTCAAATGCTGCTGGACTTGGTATCGCAACAACGACTGCTGGAAACCAAATCCTTGGCTATGCGCAAGAAGCTGGTATTGCTGGTGCGATCATCGAACTGTTACCATCAACCGCTAAGTTCTAAACGAAACTAAAAGAAAAGGAAACTAAGAAAACATCATGCAAGATAATTCACAAGTATACCGCGACCAGATCCTCACCAATCTGTTCTTGGCTTACCCACAACAAGGCTATATCGCTGAGGAAGTTCTTCCAACGCTGAATGTTCCTGACCTGACTGGTATCGCGTTCAAGCTCGATGAGAGCCACCTCAAAGTACCTGGTAACAGCAAACGTGCTGCCTTTGCCCGCGCAACTCGTGTCAACTTCAACCTAACATCTGTTAGCTATGGCCCACTTGTTGAGCACTCACTTGAAGCTGGTATTACCGACCAAATTATGCGTCTATACAAAGCACCATTGCAACCTGAAACAAACGCTACAAACGTCGTAACAGGTCAGCTAATGAACGAAAAAGAAATCGCTGTTCGTGACCTTGTTACAACACTCGCTAACTACCCAGCCGGAAACAAGACAACTCTTGTTGGTACAGCACAGTGGAGTTCAGACACCGTATCTGACCCAGTTGCTGACTCGATCATTGCTCGTAAAGCTGTCAAACTTGGCTGTGGTCACGATGCAAACGTCGTTATCATGAACCCAGATGTCCGTGATCGCCTCCGTAACCACCCAGTTGTTAAGCTCCGAATCCAGTATTCGACTAAGCTGACAACTGCTGAAATGGATGCTCAAATTGCTGACCTACTTGGTGTCGAACGTATTCTGATTGGATCAGCTGTTATCAGTAACCAAGCTGAAGAATCTGTTACTGATGGTACAAAGTCATTCATCTGGGCTGACGATGTTGTCTTCGCCTATGTTGCTGATGTTCCAGCCCTTGAACAACTGTCACTTGGTTACCTACTTCGCTTGAACCCTGAACACTCATTCAACGACAACGGATCATTCGTTGGTGTTGACAAGTGGTACGAACAAGCAAAGAAAGCAACCTTCATCCGTGGAAACGACTTCTACCTACCATGGCAAGTTGCTGGTACTGCCGGATACTTACTTAAGGATGTTCTAGCCTAAGGGTTAGGGAAAGATTAAATCATGACTGTTGTTAAAACACTATCAGAATTAAAGTACAACGAAAAAGTCTTCACTGAAGGTGCAAAAATTGATATCTCTGATCAGACTATTGTCGATCACCTGATTGAAATTGGTGCTGTTGAAGAAGCAGATAGTTCTGCTGTCCAAGATACACAACCTACAGAATAGACCCTTCATATATTTAAAAGGGGAGTAGGCCGTTAAAAGCCTACTCCCTCAACGATTGGACATCAACGCATAATGAGCAACTTTCTTCAAATAAAAGATAATGCTAGTGCGCGTACCAACCTTGATACTCTTAATAATATAACCTCACCCATCACCCTAATAGGCATTGATACAACCAAGCTACCCGCTTTTACTTATGGTTATATCCTTACTATTTGGGATGATGTTACATATCCTAACCCAGGCACTGATCCAAATATGGAGAAGGTTATGGTCACAGCTGCCGTCATCGGATCGGCTGCTACAGGTACGCTAACGCTATCACGACCACTTCCCAACATTCATGCTGGAACGCCCCTTATGGCGCTTCTCATGATGTCTCAGCATATAAATGACATTACTACAACAATCAACGCAAATGAGATCACACTTAATAGTCATGTTATCAACCAAGGAAATGTTGATAATACGAGTGATATAAATAAACCCGTCTCAACGGCTCAAGCTGCAGCTGATGCGCTAAAAGTATCTAAGGCTGGCGATACAATTACTGGAAATATTATCATGACTGATGGTGTGAATATTGACCTTGGCATAACAACCGGCACGAAGATTGGCCTCAGTACAACGGAGAAGTTAGCTTTCTTTGGCGCTACTCCTGTTGTTCAACAAGCTGCAACTACTGATCTTGGGGCCGTATTATCAAATCTTGGTCTGCGTGCAGTCAGTACAACATATACACTTGCAACATCAGGGAGCGTTGTATTATCAGGAAATATACGAACAACCACAACCGTAAGGTCATCAGCAATCACATTAGCAATTACAACCCCAGAGGTTCAGATTTGTGATGCAACAACTGCTGCTTTTAACGTAACTCTTCCGGCTGTTGTTACTGCTGGATACCGCTATACAATCAAGAAGATTGATGCAACGGCTAATGCTATTACAGTTATAGGAACTATTGACGGCGCAACCAATTATGTACTATCGACACAAAATAAGTACGTTACAGTTATTAGCACAACGACATCTGGTGTATGGTATCTGATTGCGGCGGGTTAATTCATAATGTTTAGCACTGTTATGTTCAATGTCGCCAAATATAATACAGTACTTCCTTCAGTCATAGGTGCAGCAGTAATACAAATAGTAACAAGGTCAATCCCAATGTATACAAACCAACAAGTAGCAACCCCTGATAATAATATGGCTAGCACTAGCCCGGCTGGATATAATGGTAATATTTCTGGCCTCAGAAATGAAGCACAATCAATATCATTGTCGAGTAACAGTGATAAGGCTATACTGGGGTAATATATGACAGCTTCTATACGAATCGCCAACTTCAACGACGGAAATATCCTTGAAAAAACTGATCTGGGCGCTGATGCTGTAGCTGGTGCTACAACATTAACCCTATTGAATAATCAAAATATAACATCTGGTGCGACTATTATGATAGGCCAGGTAGGATCAGAAACAGGTGAATTAGTCGCCATAAACTCTGTAACTGGTTCAACAATTGTTTTGACCGCGCCCACAAAGCTTAACCACTATAAAGATGAGCCGGTCATATCTATTCTAGGATCAAAGCTTCGCATCTACCGCGCACCAAATATTAATAATCTCCCACCAGATGATGCTACGTTCACCCTGATTGCTACAATTGACATTGACGCTGACCAGCTTGAGACAACGTATACCGATGCAGCTGGATCAAGTGCCTATTGGTATAAGTTTACCTATTACAACCTCACCAGCCTTACCGAGACAAGCATAGGTGATGCTGTTGCATCGCGAAGTGGCGGCGGATATGTCTCACTTGCAGATATTCGTAAAGAGGCGGGCTTTGATGGGGCTAGCTATATTACTGATGGCCTTATAGATCAGAAGCGAAAGACTGCACAGGGATATATTGATGGTGGGCTATCAGGGCAGTACAAAGTACCCTTTGATACCCCTATTGATGATACAATCCGCGAGATAACACTGCAGTACGCTACTGGTCTTTTGCAGATTAGCCAGTATGGTCGTTATGGTACAACCAATACTAATAATGGTCAGTCTCGTATCGACTGGGCAGAAAAACAAGTTGAGAAGATTAAATCGGGTCAACTGATACTAGTCGGTGTTGATGGAATCCCAGTTGAACATTCCCCTGATGGCAGTGGTGCCGGTAGCGGTGCAGCTTCTGGCTACCCAACAACTGGATCAACTCCTGGGTTTATGTTTGATCGGTCATTTATAGAAGACGGCGAAAGACACTGGTAAACTATGCCTCTCTCTGTAAGGATGACGATCACCGGTGACAAGAAGGTTATTGATGGCCTCAGTAAAATGGGAAAATCACTCTATCTATGGAACCGCGAAATGCGACTGATAGGTACAGAGGTCACTCACTACTTTGCAAATGATGTTATGAACTCACAAGGTGGCGCAATTGGTGAGAGGTGGCCAAAACTAAGTGAAGCACGAAGAAACGTAAAAGCCACTGGGCATGCAAGTTTAGACCGATCCAAATGGCGCAAGCAAGTTACTAAGGCAAAGGCCTATCCAGGTGCTGGCCCCTTAATTGCAACTGGCGCTATGAAAAAAAGCTTTACCTCTGATGCCGATGAAACATCTGTTACGATTACAAACTCAGCTGAATACTTTGCCTACCACCAATCGAGTCAGGCACGAAAGAGTGCCCTGCCCCGCCGGGTTATGATGAAGTCAAGCCAATCAGTGCGCGATATTGTTGGTAACATATTAGAAGAGGGCGTTAAAAAGAAAATTAAGGAAGCGGGACTCGCATGAATAAAAATGCAGATGTAGTGACACAGCTTATCGCGATATTTAAAAAGGAATTTGGTGGCTTTTTTAAAGAGTACTACGAAGGTGATCCACTACAGATACCAGTGGCTGCTTTTCCATGTATGATTGTTCAAAAGACCCGGGCGCGTGTTAGCCTCGATGCAACCCAAACTGACCTCCTTGAATCAGAGGTCACAATCAGCATTGTCTATAATAAGGCTGATGATTTTGGGGCACAGAGTAATGTGAAGCTAACCGAACAGATACTCCGCGAGAAGGTGGAGGGGCGTAATGCTATAACAGGACAGTTCGCACCTGATACGGTCATGCACGTTCTTCGTACAAATATCACGCTAGGACAAACTAAACTTAGTATGAGCGCTGACTGGGAATATAGTTATGTTGAGCGTGTTGATAGCATGCTGACTAGTGAAGCGACCGTTCAACTTGTTTCAAGGGAGCGCATCATGGTTCCAAACCGCACATAATGATTGAAAAGCATAACAATTACGTTACAATGGGAGATAATATGTACGACTACAAAACTAAGGACGATCAAGAACTTACCATTATAGGGGTTGGAAGGACAATTAATGGTCATATTGTGTCACCATTTCCAATTGAAAATCCTAACCTTGAGCTAGTAAGTGCGCCCGAAGCACCTGCTCAAGCAAATGTGCAAGCAGTTGTTCAACCTGAAGCGCCAGGCTACGTTGCTGGTGTCGTTCCACAAAACATTCAACCAACCCCTGCGCCTGCTATTGAACAGCCTATTGTTGCGCCAATCGCTCAACCAATCGCGCCAGTTCAAGCCCCAGCCGTACAACTAGAAAGTGAACAAATATAATGGCAGAGCGTCTTAGTAATCTTGGTTATTTTGCATTTATTAAAGAAGCTGTAAAGGGTACGCCTCTTACACCAACCACATATCTTCCGATTTATGAGGAAACGATGTCAACAAACGGTAACCTTCAAACTCAGCAACCAATTTATGGCAATAAGTTTGCTACCTTTGATATGCTTCGCGGCCAACGCGACCACCAGGGCGATGTCACAACACTTGCTGAAGCAAATACGACGGCCCAATTACAAGACTTCTTCCTTACAAAAAGCACGACTACTGGTGCCGGGCCATATACTCACACCTTCGGTCTATCTGCTACCGCAGACCCACAAAGCGCTACAGTTGATGTTTCAACGGGTAACATTGTTCGCCGCTACTGGGGCTTTCAGATCAGCTCATTCAGTCCTGATTGGTCAACGAATGAACTTCGCCACAAGATCAAAGCCTCTGCACTAGGATCATTCCAAGGTCGTACTATTGCAACAGTTACAACGACAACCCTGACTCTTGATACAAAGTACGATCCAGCACCAAATAAAGGCCTTGTCGTTGGTGACTTAGTTCGCATCTTTAAGGCGTCGACTCAAACTGTTCTTGATACAACTATTGCAACAGTTAATGCTGATGGCATTACAGTAACACTTGCACTAAGCGCGGCTGCCTTTGCAGCTGGTGATACAATCAACCTTCGCCCTGTGACAAATGTCACATTTAACCTCCTTGATACCTTCCTATGGGCACGTACAGAAGTTCGCTTTGGTGCAACTGCTTCAGCTGCCCTTGCTGCTACCCAAACCCGTGTTGAAGACGGATCAACATATGAACTAATGCACCCATTTGAAGATGATGCTGGATCAAAGCGATCTGGCGGATTTGACCCAGCCGCATTAATTCGTATGCAAGGTGATGGCTCAATTACAGTGAAGGTTTACTTCGATACACCAGAGCGATTGCAGGCATTCAACGACCTTACAAAGAGCGCCATTGTTTTCCGTCACTTTGCGGGATCAACTAACCAATATGAATATCGCATTACTTTCAATGCAGTTACAACAGATACGCCAGTTGCGACGATCTCAGCACAATCAGTAAACTATGCGACCATCACCTACTGGCCTTCATATAACCAAACTGATGGGGCTGCTATGAGCACCACTGTCATTAACGCCCTAGCGACGATTTAAGGAATTAAGTAAAATGCCACAAATAAAGAAAGTAGCCACCCAACGATTTGACCTTCCCTCTACTGCAGAAGATGAAGATAAGGCCTATGTTGAAATTAAGCTAGGCCTAACAGCCGGTGACTTCATTAAGATAAATAAAGGAACAACCGATGCAGATAAGACATTTATCGGTATCTGTGCAATGATTACTGCCTGGAATTATACCGAAGAGGATGGTACACCTACACCAATCAACGCAAATTCTATCCAACAACTTGGCCTTGAAGATTTTACCTTCATATCAGAAAAACTGACTGCAATCATGACTGGTGCTGATAGCCCGGTTGACGCAGGTGAAAAAAAAACATCGAACTCTGGCTTAGTGCCGCCTACGCCGGTGTCGCTACCTCAATAGTTCCTTCAGAAGAATATATCTTATTTGATAAGATGATCAGTTATCGCAAGCTTACTGGTGCCAGTCAGTCTGAGTTCGAAGCAACGGATATGGCTAAGATAAATCGTCACTTAGCTTATAGTAGGATACGACAGGCCGTTATAAACAACGTAAAAGAGAACCAAAGTAAACAAAATGCCAAGCCTCAGCGATAACGATGTAAAGATCAAGTTCTCAACCACTGCTGATGGTAAGGGTATTGATGATGTAGATAAAGGAATGAAAAGCCTTGGAGGTACATTTAACAATGTATCGGATAAGGCTTTTCAATTTGGTAAAGTTGCTGCTGTTGCTTTGGCCGCGACTGCTGTTGCTGTTGTCTCCTTCGGCGTGAGTGCAGTAAATGCGTATGCTGATGCTGAGAAGTCACAGGCACAACTTGAGCACGCTGTTATCGGTGTGAGCCATGCAACACAGGAGCAGCTAGTGCAAACTCAAGCCCTAGCTGATGCCCTTGAAAAGAAGGGTGTTCTTGACGGTGATAATATTAAGGTTGGACTTGCCCAATTATCTACTTTTGGACTCAGTAATAAAGCCGTACAGGGACTTGGTGGGTCATTGGCAGACCTCGCAGTTAACCAATTTGGTGCGTCAGCTAGTGGCGAACAACTGAGTGACTCTGCTAACATGATCGCAAAGGCTTTAAATGGTCAATTTGGTGTACTTGAGAAGTCGGGCATTCGCTTTAGTAATGCACAGAAAAACGCCATTCAGTTTGGTACAGAGATGCAAAAGGTTGATGCTATCAACGAAGGATTTGCACAAAACCTAAAGTATACCAATGATGTTGCCCTGACAACAACTGAAGGTAAGCTTGCCAAGATGAAGGTAAGTTTTGGCAATGTCCAAGAGGCTATTGGTGGAGTTATTGCAAATGCTATTACCCCATTAGTTACAAAATTAAGTGACTTTGTATCAACTGATCAGTTCCAAGCATGGGTGACAAAGCTAACTGACTGGCTTAATATTAACCTTCCCCTTGCTATCACCTATCTGACCGATGTCCTCTGGCCACAACTTCAAAAAGTACTTCAAGATTCATGGCCAGTTGTACAAACACTCTGGACAATGTTCCAAGGACTATTCCAGTTCTTCTCAGATAATACGTGGATACTTGTCGGCATCGCTGGTGCTTTTGGAGCTATTAAAACAGCTATGTTCCTAGCTGGTGCAATCGAGGCCTTTACGGGTGTCATAGGCGCGGCTAAGCTAGCATTCGGAGGTCTTGCAGCAATGGTTTCAGTTCCAATGATTATGCCGGCACTTACAATTGCCGCAGCGCTTGCTGCAATTGCACTTGTACTTGAGGCGATTAATTCTGTCCAGCGGGCTAACGATGCACTAAATAATGCACGTGCTGCAACTGCAAACAATGATAAAGCTGGAGCTGACCTTCGTACTGTAGCTGATAAGAAGTTTGCTGCAGGTGCAATTGACCAGAAGGAAAAAGATCGCCTCTATACAGTTTCGCACTATGCAACAGGTACAAACTATGCCCCAGGCGGTATAGCAATAGTGGGAGAGAATGGACCAGAGCTTGTTGATATGCCCCGTGGATCTAAAGTTCATAATACTCAGGAGAGCAATCGCATGGCAACTGGCGGAAATACTACCTCAATTACAATTGGCCAGGTTATACTAAGCACAGCAGATGCCGTTCGTGAGTTTCTTGGTCTTAGTGACCGTGATTCACAGATGGTATCAATGAACTTAACACCAAGCAGGGGTCAATAATATGCCAGGCGGAATCGCACTCAATGGAAACTCCCTTCAAACAACTGGCATATCCCAGATTATTACGAGCAATATCGACCACCATTCAATGCCTAAGAAGAATATCAGTATGGCAGCATTGGCCTATGGCAACCGAAGTAAAATCACAAATAGTAATTACGTAGATAAGCAAATTACTATATCCGGTACGCTTGCTGCGACAAATGGCAGCATTATAACAATGGATGCCCTTGAGGACACGTTTAAGAGCTACCTAGTAGGTACTGACGGGAATCTTGATATAGAACACGGTTCATCAACTCGACGCTACCTAGCAACTCCTGAGGTCGTTAAAATTGATCGGAATGGTGGGCTTGCCTTTGGAACTTTTGAAGTAACCTTCACCTGTTCCCGGCCTTTTGGTATTGATTTAACTGCAACGCAGCTTGACCTAACAACTGGGCACACTGCAGCAACGAGGCTTATCCCTATTGCCATTGTAGGAAGTGCTGAGTATCAATTCCCGCTCGTAAAGATAACGCTCGTCAGTGGTACCCAGCTTACTAATGGAACAATCTCGATCGGTAACAATGCTAATGGGCAAACTTTGAACATTACAAGCCCAACATGGGCCGCTGGTGATGTTCTTGAAATTGACCCATATGAATCTATAGTTAAGATTAATAGCGTTGAAGTGCCATTCACTGGTGCCTTCCCAAGCTTTAAATCTGGCACACAGTTCATGACCTATACCGATACCTTCTTAACTCGCAGCGTAAACTTTGATATATCACAGTATGGGTATTGGAACTAATGTCTGTCATCCCTAAACAACAAATCTATCAGATGTGGGCATCAGATGGCACCTATCTTGGTGTTCTTCGTGGTGTTCAAAGCATCTTTAAGCGCATCCAGGACATCAATACAATTGGCCCATCAGCAGTTGAGGTACGTGTTAGTATGGCCCTCGATAATGCAAGTCAGCCCGTTAAGGCGATCCTAACAGAGGATAATAAGTGGATTACCACTGAATCTGGTGTTGGACTAACAACAGAGGGTGAAGTCCCAAATTATGGTGTCGACAAGTCAAAAATTCGTAATGGAAATATTGTGAAGATTATTGAAGTATCTGATTATCACCCAAATGGTATTACTGTCTTTACTGGCAAGGTTCGAAAATGGAAAGTCAACTTTGGAACAAGCGATGACGCAAAGCTCTATCTGACGCCAAGTAGTTTTGATATGAATAACAAGCTAGTTAAGAGTGGTATTGTTGCAGGGCCTACCCAACTTGTACAGAATAATGGGCTAATTCTTGATGGTAATGGCCCAGTTCGATCACGAACAGCCTATTTCTATAATTTTGCAGCTGCTGGAATGTCAAATATATCGAGTATTACACTTTTATTAGGTGCTTTTACTTCTAACCCAGTTCCCGTGACTATAAGCCTTGTTGACCTTGGAACATCTTCCTCTATAGATCCAAATAATTTTGATGGTACTCCGCTAATATCAAGCACTGTAACTGTAACAACAAGCACAGCGGCGACTGAATATATATTCCCCCTTATCTATAATTTTATACCTGGACACTACTATGGATTTTCAATATTTACAACAAATACTGTGCTCGGTAATAGTCCATATGTTTACTACTCATCATCAGACCAGACATCACTAGGTACGCAGTATGTTGTTGGTACTGATGGATCAGGTTGGCATGCAGGAACATTTTCTAGTGGTGTCACATACGTTCCCTCTGATATATATTTTAGGTTTTCATATATTCCACCATTTACAAAAGCCGTTATAACAGACTTTGAGCCGGGTGCTTTTCTAAAAAGCGCTCTTGATATTTATAATTCAGAGGGTGGAGTCGTCAAATATACAGCAGGAAGTATTGAATCAACTGGTATTAATGTTGCAACGTATACATTCCAGACAAATACTATTGCAGAGCTTCTTGATATATTACTAGGACTTTCACCAGCGGGGTTCTACTATGCAATTGACCCAGGCACAAATATTATCAGCTTTAAGCGAGTCCATGCAGTAGCTGACCACATACTTATTTTTAAAAAGCATATCCAAAACCTTGACCTATCTGCGAGCATTGAAGGACTCAAGAATGATATCTTCTTTACGGGTGGACTCAGTGGAGCCACAAACCTATTCATTGAGAAAAAGAATGCAATATCTGTTGGCCAATTTGATACGCAGATTGATCGTATCTCAGACGTTAAGGTATTAAACGCAGCAGTTGGTGGCGCAATTGCAAGCAACTACCTTGATAAGGTAGATGATGAGGTATATGAAACGATTGTCTCAATAGTTGATGGAATGACAGATATTACAACATACCAACTTGGTGAGACAATTGGATTTGCCGGTTTCTCAAACTTTGCAGATAGTGTGATTATCCCTATCGTACGCATTGCGCGCGACATGGATATCGCTGATTTTAATCTCGGCGCGCTTCCAGTTCGTCAGTCAGATTTAATTCAAAGCTCACAAGAAGATATTCTTGCAATCCAAACAGTTGCGAACCCAACCCAACCAAGCTGATAAATATATGGATGCAAGTATGAAATTATTTTGGAATAAAGTAGATATAACCGAAAATTGTTGGCTTTGGACTGGTGCTTTAATAGGGAACGGATACGCCCAACACGGCACGTATCCAAATGCACAATTAGTTCACCGTATCTCATATAGATATCATATTGGTGAAATAAAAGACGGAATGCAAATAGATCATTTATGTAAGGTTCGTAACTGCGTAAACCCAGACCACTTAGAACAAGTGACCCAACAAGAAAATATGAAGCGAAGTTCGGTGCTTGAGCATTCTTTAGGTCTAACTCATTGCAAACACGGTCATGAGTTCACCAAAGAAAATACTATATGGAGAAATGAAAGACATCGTTCGTGCAGAACTTGTACGCGTAGACGATACCGAGAACATTATTGGCGTGTGAAATTAATAAAAAATAAGTTAATATAAGGACAACAATTATGGTAATGCCTACAGACGGAATAAAAATCTCACAACTGCCTTCACTAGCAGCGCCGACCCCTACTGATCAAATTCCAATCGTATCAGCTGGTGTCACAGATCGTGCAACACCAGCATCACTGTTGACTGACTGGAAAGGTCTATCGGTATTACCAAACTCAATTACATACCTAGGAAAAAGGCTTTATCAACTAATTTTTCCATCAGTTGACTATACTGGAATATTAAGTCCTGAAATGAGATTGATGACAAAGAGAAATGTTTCTTCATCAACACAGTCAACAATACTAAGTGGTACTCAGTGGTGGAATAATACAGCGCCAAATAAGCTAGTATTTACTAACCTATTTACTATTATTGGATGGGTTAAGCCCACAGCCTATACGGGCGGGAACCAGACAATTATTGCCCGTCGAGGTACTACTACGAGTGTTGCTGGGTGGCAGATGGGTCTTGATTCAAGTGGTAGACTATTTGTGCAAGCCTTTAATGGTGCAAGTGGAGCTGTTGGTAAAACAGCAACTACCTATCAGACGGTGCCTATTAATAAGACGAGTTTTTGTGCTGCATCTGTTGATATGGCCGGGACAATAAGTTTATACGTTGATGGTGACTTAATGCCATCTATAACATCAAATATTGGTACAGGTAGTACTTCACTTATTCAAGCTGGCGATCTAACGGTCGGAGCTTTTACTGGTGGAAATGAACCATTTACTGGCTTAATTAGCTATACTGGGGTATTTTCATCTGTACTTTCGGCAGCTACTATCCTTTCGTTATTTTCGCAGGGACTCACAGGATCTGAACCAACACTACTATCCGCATACTCATTCAATGGAGTTGCAACTGACCTCATGACTACAACACCAAATAATCTGACAGCCCAGGGTTCTGCTGGTTATACAGCAGGGTCGCCATTTGGAAATCAAGCTTCTGGTATTATCAGCCCAACACTTGATTTTGGTGTTATTAAATCAATAATATTCTCAACTAATTCAACAATGACTGTTCAAGTACCAGAAGGATGTACTATCCCAACAAGTGGTGGATTGAGTGCGATAAGCTATTCTACGGTTGCTATTCCATATAATTTTCCTTTTAGTAAGATAGACCTTACAGTTGCAAATAACAGTTTTAGCCGGGCCGAGGTAAATACTGGAACAACTTGGATTGATGGTAGGCCAATATATAAGACTACCTTTGTTCAATCTGTTACGGGTAGTGGGTCAGAGCAGGCATTTAACCTTAATATTGCACCATCAGTATCTATGGTTGTAAAAGCAGAGGGTGGTGTATTGGTTGGTACTGACCTATTCCCATTCCAATATGTTAATGCTGCGGCACCAACTGCCCAAAATGCTCAAGCAAAAATCCGTATCTCTGGTGGTGTTTGGCAGGTTGCTTTATTTGCTGGTGCAAATGGAACTATATACCTTACTCTCTACTACGTAAAATAGGTCAATAAATTCATAAAAAGTGATAACATAAGGACAATCATCATGACATACTGCCAAAAAGACTTTTCTCAGACAATTGGAAACACTGACATTACTATTGCCGAAGGTGGCGCACTAATCATTGCCTTTACTAATCTAATTGAACGATTTGGCTATACAATCGAGCCAACTGATATCTCTGAATTACAAGAGTCTTTAAGCTGGTCAAGTGTTTCATATCTTGAACCGGCAATTGGCATCTCAAAAATACAGCAGCCAAATGAGTGTACTATTCATCAGTTCCTTTATAAGGGTGTTGATGGCCAAAGCAAAACAACCTATGCTATCACTGACCCTGAAGACTTCACAAAAATTATTGATAGCTATGATGGCCTTAGTAAAGATGCAGCTATCTATGGTGAGATTGTAGCCTCAACAACATATGAGAAATATCCCGTCCTTCCCTCAAGCTATTCAAAGCCCCTCGTAGCGCCTATTGACGTAACGCCTAATACTTATGAGGTAATTACTGTACTCAATGGCTACGGCTCATCTACGGACGCTATGCAGCATATTAACCCACTTGGTGAAATGCCACTTGGTGGCTTCTATGTGTTTGATCAACTAGAGAGTGCTATTAACCTGACTAATGACCTTGCTGGCCCGGGCTGGTGGATCAATATACTTGATAATATTAAACCAATTGCAGAGACTAGCATTATTGAGCCTGAACCAATTATTCATATCGGTAATGATGATCCTGATCCGGTTATTCCACTTACTCCGACAGAAATTAAAGATATCGTTGCACTTGATGTTGAAGAGCCAAAAGATACGTCTGTCAGCGTTCCTGTGCGTATCGTGCCGGCTGACCCAGATAAATGGCAAAGCAGTTGGATCAAGTTCTTGAACGTCGTAAATTATAAAGCAGCTGTTGATACAATTATCACAGATCTTGCAAATGAACAGCCTAATAAGGCCATTAAGGTTGGCACGACCCTTCCTGTTGCTGGTAAGTTCGAAAAGGATGGCATTACCTACCTCCGCACTGCAAAGAGTGTCCAGGATGGGCACTGGTATGGTATCCCTGATAATACTGCCCGCGTCATCGAGGAAGAGGATGATATTGATAGCATCTATAACCGCGCTGAACCAACTAGCCGCGACAAGGCGATTAAAGCCGCAGCAACAGCTGAGGGCAAAGTAAAGAATATATTTAATAACTTTGGAAAGAAAAAATAATGATTCAATATCTTGCCTATAGCCTTGATATGGCCCAGCTGACTCACCTATTCAGCCAACTACTTGCAGTTGATCCAACTGTCTACGCGGTATTTCTTGGTGGTGCTGCCGGTATATCTGGTATTACACAGATTATTAAGAAGGCCTTAAAGCTTAAAAATGATAAGGTAATTGTTACCCTATTTGCTGTCGTATCATTTATCTCAAGCGGCATTGTCTATATCGTTACGAATCCCAATCTACCACCTGAGATTCTTGGATTTAGCACGATAACATTGATGGGACTAGCTACGCCAATCTACCGCTTTGTTATTAAGCCAATCAGTAATATCCTTGCATTTTACAAAACTTATAAACCTCAGATTGATGAAAAGATACAAGCAATTGAAGACACCGTGATACCTCAGCATATTGTGAGTGAAGCAGCTGCACTGAATGTGGCCCCTATTCTAACCACTGTACCAGTCGACTCATCAACAACACTAGTACAAACACAAGCAGAAAAAGAGTTGATTGCCGATTTCTAATGATATTATAGGGTCATGCCCCTACCGAAGACACTGCGAAAATACGGCCCTGGGCCTTATATCCCAAAGAGGAAATCGACTGAACTTGATCTGCAGAAAAGAGTCTGTAAATATTTGCGTGATAACTATCCTGATGTTATCTTCCACTCAGACTTTGCAGCTGGTCTTGGCCTGACTCAACACCAAGCAACACTGAACCGATCCCTACAATCAGATAATGGCTTCCCGGATCTTCTCATTATTAAGCCTGGACGAGTTAGCCCAAAAACAGATCAACCATATGTTGGTCTAGCCCTTGAATTAAAAAAGGACGGTACCCCCGTCATTATTAAAGTTGGTGCAAATAAAGGCCGCCTGACAAGTGATCCACATATCCAGCATCAGGCGCGTATCCTGACAAAATTTAATGATGCCAACTGGTATGCAAATTTTGCAGTTGGCTACTCTTCATCAATCCGTATCATTGATTGGTATTTTAACCGCCCCCAACAAAAAATGCTCCCCCTAGATGAAGACTTCTAGCAGGAGCTATTTATTTATAAAGTGGCATAAGCCATCAATACAAACGGCATGCTCTAGGGCGTGACCTCTATTCATTGCTCTATCTCTGTAGTGGATCCATAGAATTGCCTGTTGCTTGGTGCGAATAAGCATCCACTTTAATAATTTCAAAATTAAATCAGCCATGCTATGGGCAATTATAAGCTTAATGATAACCGTCCCGATCAGGAACTCTGTCAAAAAGCGATATGTAAGATCCCAAAAGTCCATGGCTGATTTTTATTTTTCTTTTGTTAGATTGTTATGAGAGGACGACGACAGCAGGGGCAACAACTTGCTCTGGCGCAATGGGTTGCTCAACTGCAGGAGCTTGTGCCTGTTCTGTTGGTTGTTGTTCTATCGCCGCAAAAGCTTGTGCAACACTTTCAGGTGTTGGAACGTCAGCAATAGGTTGTTCAACTGGTGTTTCAGGTACTTCAGGGGCTGGTGTTGGCTCAGGGGCTGGCGGAGTGATTTCAGGACTGGCTGCCGGTGCTTCAGCGACAGGGAGACTGGGGCTTGTAAGTTTATCAGCTGCTTCCTTAATAGCTTTAATATCATCAATGTTTTCTTGATTTTCACGAATTTTTTCATCGAGATCATCGTTGGTAATGAGTTCATAGTGAGTGACCTGGTACTTATTTCCTTCTGCGTCGAAGAGTAGTTTTGACATGGTGAGTTCCTGTGATTTCCTTATATGCCTTAAAAGGCTTTTGATTATTACTTTATCGGTTAAATTTTCGTTAAGTATGTCCGACATAATGTTGATTATATCATGGTCGTGTTTATCTCTTTAATGATACTCTCATACCCTTCCCGCTTCCAGTAGATTGATCGGGCAATAACCCAGATAGCGATCTGTTGATCTGTCTTCTTACCGTCGGCTTTAGCAAGAAGGGCAAGCTTTTTAATGTTGCTCTCATTAAGCTGGACGACTTTATTTATTTGAACGCGTTTGATTGTCATTTCTATTTTCCTTCCTGATTGTATAAATACCAGAATTTAGCAAGTTCTTACGCGCTGAGTGTCTACCGACTCCTAGTTCAATAGCTGCTTGGCGAATACTGCCTGTTCGCTCAAATGCCTCAATTAGCTCTGGACTAGCAAACTTTATTCTGTTGGGTTGGTTAATCTTGATGCCAGCACTCATAAGTCGATTTTTAATCACATAGCTTCCTACCCCAAAGTATGCAGCAACTTGATTCAGTGAGCCGAGTTCATGGTATTTTTCAACTACATCCTCGATAACAAGGTGACGCGCAGCTTGCAAGTGGTCAGAGGTAGGGACACCAGACTTAGATAAGTGCTTTTTAATCGCCTGCCAAGATACTCGGAAATGGTCGGCAGTCTGCTGGATGCTGTGGGTTTTGTTAAAGGCAGCGATAACTTCTGCAGTTGTTAAGTACTCTATACGATGTAGAGCATCATAGCGGGACATTAGGTCAATAACTTGATCCTCAAACTCAAAGTTATTGACGAGGAATGTTTCGCTAAAGGCCTGCTCACTCTTACCGTTTTCTCCGCCGACACTGCTGCGGTGCGTATAGCGGCTTGGTTGAACGTGGCGGCCAAGTTCACGAACGAAGTTAATACGCTCGACGTTGGCTACAAAGTCAAGCACCGTTACCTGATCCTTACCAGGGGCGCGGCGCAGGCCGCGGCCAAGTTGCTGTTCAAAGATTGTTCGACTCGAGGTACTACGAAGGAAGACAACGAGGCGGGCATCGGGAATATCAATCCCTTCATTGAACATATCGACTGTGCAGATAACCTGTAGTGATCCACTCTTGAAGCGTCGCATGATGGCTTGGCGCTGATCAGCGGGAACGTCCGAGTGGTAGACCTCCCCGTGCAGTAGCTCTGCCATCTCACTCGCTGCTGAAATATTTCGGCAGAAGACGATTGTCTTTGCTTTATCAAGGCCAATTTCTTTGCGGCGAGCGAGTACTTCTTGCCCAATAACTTCGTTACGGCTACGTATCGCAAACAACTCTCTGATTTCTTTAAGTGTCTTAATCTCAAACTTTTCAGTCATTGCCAGCTTAATCGCTTCATCAAATACGATATGGTAGTCGATAGCGCTTAACCAGCCATCATTGATGCCGTCTGCGAGGCTTTTAGTATAAAGTGGATTACCGAAGTAGTTAAAGATATCGCGGCCATCAGCACGCTCTGGCGTAGCCGTAAGGGCAAGCTCGAACTCAGGGTCAAAGTGCTTACGGACAGCACTAAAGGTTTCTGCTTCAATATGATGGGCTTCATCCCAAATAATGTAGGAATAATACTGCGGATCAATTGTCCCAAGCTGTTTATAGAGTCCCTGGAAAGTTGCAAAGGTAACGTCAACATCTTCAACGTAGCCACGGAAAGTATGCGTTGTGAATCCTGGGTTCACAAATAAGAAGGTTGCCTTGGCCTGCCGAGAAATATCATTCATATGGGAGACAAAGAGGACGCGACTGCGTTGTTTTTCAACTGATAAATAGTGAAAAGCATCAACTGCAGCTACTGACGTCTTACCAAGTCCAGTAGCTAGGTGGATTAGAGCACGCTTTCGACCATCGGCGCGGTGTTGTTGAAGTCTATTCCAAGCTTCAATCTGATAATCTCGGGTTTCAATATTTTTAACGTGCTCCTCTACCCAGCTTAGAATATTAGATTGTTTAGCTA